GTTTCACCCAGCACTATCCCCGCTGCCGTTCTTATTCTTGCTAAGTACCAATACCAAATTGCGTTCGTGGCTGATCAGGAAATTAACCTCCTAGCGGCATTCACGGAAATTATGATGGAGTGCGAGTTTAAATGATATTAGATACCCCAGATGCAATTTATGCTGCAGATAAGTTCATTGATTACTTCTCTAATTTGGGAAGAATCGATGAGTATTTGCGTAATGTAAAATTAGATAGAATGAAACAGATGCAGACATCTCTTTTGGGTATGGGCCCAGAAGATGATATGTTCTGTAATTTTGATATGCATCCAAATGAGATGGATTTCAAAATCTATTGTGCTGGTGAGAAGGGTGGGTTTTCCAATGAGTTTTTCAATGAAAGACTACAGGTAACAACTTCCCATGCAATTGAAAGTAGTATCCCTGGTAAGTCACTGAAGTGGATTATCATGGAAACTAATACTAAGAAGATTGTTGGGTTCATTCGATTTGGTTCTCCTACAATTAATTCTAAACCTAGGAATGATTGGCTTGGTGCAGTCCCTGATTTGAGTCGGTTCAATCGACATGCAATCATGGGATTTATTATTGTACCTACTCAACCTTTTGGATTTAACTATCTGGGAGGTAAACTTCTTGCACTTCTTTGTTGTTCTCATGAAGCGAGAGAACAACTTAATGCAAAGTATGATGCAAATATCTGTTTGTTTGAAACAACATCGTTATATGGTTCTACAAAGCCGTCTTCTCAGTATGATGGGTTGAAACCTTACATGCGATACCGTGGGTTGACTGAAAGTGACTTTACACCTTTGATGCACGATTCTGTCTTTGGAGATCTAAACAAGTGGTTTAAAACTCGTAATGGAGATAAACTTCTCGTCAAAGAAGACGCTTCAAGTAGAAAATTGAAGACACAACAGAAGATGATTTCTATCATTCGTGCATCTTTGAAACAACATTCACAATTAAATGACAAACTTTCAGACTTTAATTGCTCAATTCAATCTGCGAAGGATTTGACAGAACAGAAGAGGTTCTACATGTCCGACTATGGTTTTTTGAATTCTAGAGAAGTTATAAACGGAGAGACTGATGTTCTGGTTAAGAATCCTCAGAACTTTGACAAGTTCTATTCGGAGAATCTCATTAACTGGTGGAAGAACAAAGCTTCTACTCGTTATGAAACCTTAAAGTCTGAAGGTAGATTGAGAACTGAACTTGAGGTTTGGAGTAAAGATATGGAGATTGATATTATCCGATGAAATGTGAAGTTACCCTATACAAAGCTGGCACAGTCTTTAAAGAAGAAGTGATTGCTAGAGATTATAAAGATGCAAAAGAAGTTGCACTTGCGAGGAATCCTGGTGCTCAAGTGATGAGTGTTACTGCAGTATTTAAATAATGGAACTTAAAGACTGGTTGAATTCTATCAATCATACAAAAGAATATATTATGGATGACTCCAATCAAAAAGAGTATCCTCCTTTTATTATTAATAGGTGTCTATCTGGTTTTATGGATACTATCATGTATGCAAATGAAATGAATAAGTATCCATCTCTACCAAACAAATTGCAATATGACTTTTTTATAAATAGTCTCAGGAAAAGGAAGAGATTCTCTCCTTGGATTAAAAAGGATAAAATTCAAGATCTTGATGCAGTCAAATCTTACTATGGTTATAGTACAGAAAAAGCTCAACAAGCTTTGAGAATCCTAAATAAAGAACAGTTAGATTACATTAAACAAAGACTTGATGTTGGAGGAAAAAGATGAGCGTCGTTACTGAACCTGAAGTGAAGTGGACACCTGATCAAATGGTTGAAGTTATTCTCAAGGAACCAGATGATTTTTTGAAGGTTCGTGAAACTTTAACTCGTATTGGTGTTGCTTCTCGCAAAGAAAAGAAACTGTATCAATCCTGTCATATTCTTCATAAACAGGGAAGATATTACATTGTACACTTTAAAGAATTGTTTGCCCTTGATGGTAAGTATGCAAATCTTACAGTGAATGATGTTCAACGCAGAAATAGAATCATTCAACTGGTTGCAGACTGGGGACTTATCAAGGTTCCTAATGTAGATAAGATTTCGGATCTTGCTCCTCTGAATCAGATTAAAGTCTTATCCTTCAAAGATAAGGGTGAGTGGGTTCTTGAAACAAAATATAACATCGGTAAGAAGAAAAAAGTTGATGAGGAATAAATAAATCGTAGCGACTTTCGTGCGTCTCTACGAGTTCGGAACATACCCAAAAGAGGATCGGGTTCTACCCTATCCTCTTTTTTATGTTTATGATTAAATAGTATTGTCAAACGCTTCGGGTTTGACAATATTCATCTCGCTTTTTAAGGAGAACTAAAATGCAAACACTCAAATACACAATCAACGATATTGATCGTCTTTTAGATGATGCTACAAGGTGGGGAATCGGAATGGATGAATGGGTTCGTAGGTTCGCAACTCTACAAGAACCACAACCAAGTTATCCTCCATACAACTACATCAAAGAATCTGAAACATCTTTTAGACTAGAATTTGCTCTTGCTGGATATAAACCAGAAGATGTTGAAGTCTCTACTGAAAGAAATGTTCTTACAGTTTCATCGAAGAAATCAGATTCTGCAGAACAAACTTACCTTCACCGAGGATTAGCTCAAAGAGCATTCACTTGGAGCCGAAATCTTTCTGATGATGTTGAAGTAAGAGATGTGTCTTATGATAATGGATTACTTACTGTAAAACTGGAAAAAGTAGTTCCAGAACATCAAAAGAAAAGAGTATATTCGATCAATGGTGTTGTTGAAGAAAAGAAGCTTTTAACTGAATAAAATACGGGGGGTTATCCCCCCTTTTTTATAAATAAAAGAAACCGTAAGAAAAAATGTCAGACATTAGAGACTTAATTGAATCTTATTATAATGATGTTTATATTGAAGAAGATCAGCTTGATGAAATGGGACAGCCTGGAGCTGGAAGAGTTACTGGATCGAATCCTAATGTTTATAGGCCTTCATCTGCACCATATCGCCCTGGTGGTGGAAGACAACGAGCAAACATGAATCGTAATACTACTGATGCTGCAATTGATAAAAAATATGATGTGAATAATGTGCCTGCCGATGAATTTGCAGGTGCTCGTAAAAATACAAGAATTGTTGCACCCGCACCTCGTCCTCTTCCTGCAGGAAAACCAAATTTAAATGTAAGAGTCACTCCTCCTGGAGGCGCTGGAAAAACTGCACCTACTAGAGGTATAGTTGGAAATGATAACCGCACTGCTCCATCAACTCCAACTGCACCACAAAAACCTGCAGGATCCGCAATGGATCAATGGAGAGCTGCAAATCCAAAACTCGCTGCTGCAGCTGATGAGAAAGCAAGAATTCGTGGAACGCAACAAACTGATAATCCTTTAATGAAGGACATGAGATCTCGTCTTCCAATGAATTCTCCTTCAGTTCAGTCTCCTGATGTTGCTAAACTTGGCGCAGGTAATCAATCATTAACACAAAATCCAAATGCTTTCAAAGCAGCAACTCCAGCTCCATCAACTCCATCACCAACAACAACTAAGACTGCATTCGATTTAGCTAAAAAGGGAGTAGATCTTTCTAAAAAATGAATCTTGAAGAGTTTGTAGATAAGAAACTTACTTTTAAATATCATCAGGATCTTAATCCAAAGTTTTGGGTAAATAACAAACTCAAATCTGAAGTTAAGATTAGGTTAATTCGTATTGGGCAAGAATGGGCTAAGTTTGCAAATATTCCCAATAGTGCAATCAAAGATATGATTTTTGTTGGTGGAAATGCCAACTATAATTACACTGAGTTTTCTGACATTGATTTGCATTTAGTTGTTGATAAAGACGCACTTCCTGATTGCCCAGATCTTTTAGATGATTATTTAAAAGACAAGAAACAGTTATGGGCTTTGACTCATGACATCACAATCTATGGGCATGATGTAGAATTATATGCAGAAGAGGAAGGAACTCCTCGCCCATCGAATCAAGGAGTCTATTCTATTAAGAAAGATAAATGGTTAGTGGTTCCACAAAGACTCAATAAAGACATTGACAGAGCCTTGCTAAAATCCAAGACTCGTGATATGATAAGGAAAATTGATTTCCTTATTTCAAACAAGTCTGACGATCTCGATGAGTTCAAAAAACTTAAAGAAAAACTTCGTAATATGCGATCCGCTGCAATTCGCAAAGGCGGAGAATTCTCAATTGAGAATTTAGTGTTTAAGGAGTTGAGAAATAATGGGTATCTTAAAAAATTATCCGACTATACAACATCTATTCAAGACAAGAGTTTATCATTAGAAAATTATGAGTATCAAAGTAGCTTTGCTAAAGTCTGGAGAGGAAGTAATTTCGGACTTCAAAGAAGTATATAAGGACGAACAATTTATTGGATATTATTTTAATGATCCACATGTTCTTAAGTTGGAAAAATATCAAACTGTTGCTGGGGATGAAAGTCGCCATAGAGTAAAGATTAGATTCTTTCCTTGGTTAACTCTTTCCAAAGAAAAGAGAATTCTTATTTTTGCTGATTGGGTTGTAACTTTTTATGAACCATTGGATACAGTTAAAGAATCATATTTAAATAGAGTTAAAGAGACTGAGGAGGAAAATGGAGAGTTCAGTGAAGTGTCTGTTGTTGAAGAACCAGAAGTGGTTGGTGAGTCTGATTGAAGAAGTGGAAGTTGAGTATGAACTCAACATGCCAAATTGCAAATTGACAAAACCACATTTAATTGATGATGACTTGAATCTTACCCCTTGGTGTAAGGTTTCAAATGATGAAGAGATGATGATTTTTTCGGATTATATTGTTACAATAGTAGATCCAAAACCAGAAATTCTGGAGAAGTACTTGAAAATTGTGGAGTGAAACTTGAGGTTCTATACAAACGTTCAACTGGTTGGGGATGAGTTTCTTGTTCGTGGATATGAAGATGGACAACACTTCATTGATCGAGAGAAATACTCTCCAACTCTTTTTGTGCCTTCTAAAAATAAAACAAATTATCGTACTCTTGATGGGGTTTATGTAGATCCAATTAAACCTGGATTTGTTCGTGATTGTCGTGAGTTTTATAAGAAGTATGATGGCGTAGAAAACTTCATGATTTATGGAAACAATCGATATGTCTATCAATACATCTCAGACAAATATCCCGAGGATGAAATCAAGTTTGATATCAAAAAGATTAAACTTGTAACAATTGACATTGAGGTTGCATCTGAGAATGGATTCCCTAAGGTAGAAGAATGTGCAGAGGAAATGCTTACCATTACTTTGCAAGATTATTCTACAAAAGATATTATCACTTGGGGAGTAAAACCATTCAATAACAAACAGGAGAATGTTACCTATATTCACTGTGCAGGTGAAGAAGAACTTCTTCGCAAATTCTTGTACTATTGGGAAGGTAACACTCCAGAAGTTATCACTGGATGGAACTGTTCTTTTTATGACATTCCATATCTTGCTGGTAGGTTGAATCGTGTCCTTGGATCTAGGTATGAAAAATCGTTGTCTCCTTGGAAACTTGTAACCAAGGAAGAAATTACTATTGCAGGTAGAACTCACACTGTCTATGATATTGCTGGCATCACTATCTTGGATTATCTTGATCTCTATAAGAGGTTCACTTATACAAACAGAGAATCGTATAAACTAGATTACATTGGCGAGGTTGAACTTGGGAAAAAGAAACTTGATCACTCTGAGTTTGAAACTTTCAAAGATTTTTATACTCAAGATTGGCAAAAGTTTGTAGAATACAACATCCAAGACGTGCAACTTGTTGACATGTTGGAGGATAAGATGAAGTTGGTTGAACTTGCAATCACGATGGCTTATGACGCCAAAGTAAACTTCACTGATGTTTTCTATCAGGTTCGTATGTGGGATACAATTATTTACAACTACCTAAAGAAACAGAACATTGTTATTCCACCTAAAGAATCTTCTAAGAAAGATGAGAAGTATGCTGGTGCTTATGTAAAGGAACCTATTCCTGGAAAGTATGATTGGGTTGTGAACTTTGACTTGAACTCACTGTATCCTCACTTGATTATGCAATACAACATCAGCCCTGAAACTTTGATAGATGATAGACATCCAACTACAAGTGTTGATAGAATTTTAAACAAACAGGTTGACTTTCAGATGTATTCTGATTACGCAGTTTGTGCCAATGGTGCAATGTTTAGAAAAGATATTGAAGGTTTCCTCCCCAAACTTATGGGAAAAATTTATGATGAACGCACCATCTATAAAAAGAAGATGATTGCTGCAAAACAACAGTATGAAAAGACTCCAACAAAAGAGTTGGAGAAAGAGATTGCTCGTTGTAACAATATTCAGTTGGCTCGCAAGATTCAATTGAACTCTGCTTATGGTGCGATTGGAAATCAGTATTTCCGTTATTACAAACTTGAGAATGCAGAAGCGATTACTCTTTCTGGACAGGTTTCAATCCGTTGGATTGAAAACAAGATGAATGAATACTTGAATAAAATTCTAAAAACGGATGGTGAAGATTATGTTATTGCTTCAGATACTGACTCTATCTATCTTAATATGGGTCCTTT